TTGGTTGTTAAGACGCCAACTTGTGAATTTTTGCAAGGGTAAAGGAGACATTTTCGACTTCGAGTATAAGACAGCTGGCAGGATGTCAGGTGATATGAACACTTCTGTTGGAAACGTGATTCTTATGACATCCGTGTTGTTGCATTGGAAAGAGACCTTAGGGTTAAATTTCAAGTTAGTCAACAATGGGGATGATTCTGTTGCAATAATGGAGCTTTCAGAACTGCCAAGATTTCTTGATGGATTTGATTTGTTCTTTGTTGCTTATGGATTCAACATGGTTGCCGAAGAGCCCGTATACCGTGTTGAGCATATTGAATTTTGCCAAATGAAACCCGTTCGATTGGATCGAGGGTGGATGATGGTACGAAAGCCAACGAGTGTGTTCAAAGATATGATTGCCATTTCGTCCAGAGGCGTAGCAAAATATTACAACTACCTTAGGGATGTTGGATTTTGCGGACTATCCTTGTACGCAGATTGCCCTCTAGTAGGAACCTTTTACAGTGTTCTGAGTCGTCAGGGGAACGAACGACTAGAAGGGGAATTACAAGGTGGTTTAGCCTATTGGATGAAGCAAGGAGACTATGAGAAAGTACCAGTTCTTCCTGGTGGTTACTCACAAGATAGTCTTCTTAGCTACTGTGAAGCCTTTTCACTCGAGCCCATAGTCGTAATTGAATTTGAAGAACTTGTTGAAAAAGATCTAATGGCTGCAGTTAGACAGCTGTCGCTTTTGTGTTAAAATGAGTAACATGAAAAATAAGAATAATGCTAGGACCGGGGGAGCCGTTTTATCTCCCTCGAACAAAGAAATTGAATTTATCAACACTGGACACGCCGCTCAAAGCAGGTATTTGGCAGCTTTAGCTAACCCATTTGCCTCGCCGGCTGTTCCAATTCCTGATTCATTCTTCACAGCGCATGTCGCTAAAGCTGCAATGGAAACTGTTTACGACAACGGTGTCGATGAGCTTAAGCTTGAGTTTGCGAGAACACCCAGCGCCACTGAGTCAACTGGAAATTGGTTCATAGTTTTCGCATCCCGTCGCGGATCGGTTTGGACTAATGATAAGTATATCGAATCTCCAGTAGGGGCTCGTTTGGTTGCTGCTGGTATCTCTTTCGAGGATATTGGCAAAACTGACGACCTCGAAGGTTTGGTAACTTACACACAGTTCAATAAAGCCTATCTACCCGGCGGCAGCGATGAGCTTGTCTCAAAGTCTGAACGCTCTTCCAGGAATGCTGGCTTTGGTACCATGCTTTATGAGTTGCAACGCCGTCAGGCTTTGGACTTTGAAGGTGGTGCTTACAGCGTCATCAGTGTTAAGTTCAGCAAGCAGGTCAATGTTTTGGCCCGCTTCTGCGCTATTGCTGAGTGTGATGGTGATATTGGGTTTGTGGAAAACAAAATCTCGAACAAAGATTTTGTTATCTCCGGAGCCATTCAGAACTATCACGCAGGTGTGTTTGCTGACACTCCCCACCCTGACCTTGATCATTCATTGATCGAACCCGCCCATACTGACGTTCAGGAACACAATTCTGGACATCACTCTACTGCATTGACTGCAGCAGCGCATTGGGTTAGTTCGGCAGCTGGATGGTTGTGGAAACACAGGGGGGAGGCTGCTAACCTCATCAAGCAGGCACCGAAGTATTACCACAGTTTAACCAAGTATGGAGGATCAATCATGGGCGCTCGTGGGACAATTATGTCTATTGGCGCTCGTGCTGCTCCATTGGCCATTGCTTTGTGATGCGGCGATTGCTAATGAAGTTGAATACCACATTCGGAAGATGCTTCTGTAGTGTGGAACAGGATGTGAAAAGTGAAGAGAAAGAGATTTCTGAAGACCAGCAGCACGCGGCTGGCAATGACCAATGAGTGCGGAAGCCCCGG